CCTCTTTTGTGCGCCCTTCCAACAGGACGCGGTCCCAACCAAAAACGGCTGCAACCGCGTCTTTAAGAGTATTGGCAAAACTGTCTCGTCGGAATCCATGGAAATTAACCAAATAATCTGCGGCTGTGTCTTTGCCGCTGCCAATAAATCCAACGAATCCAATAATCATAGTATCTCCTAGTGATACTATAATTTATTGTATTTAGATCGCTATGTCAATGTTTTTATTAACCAATTACAAATGTTAGCGGTGTCCCGCCATCTTTGTAATTTACTAGATCCAATTCTAAAGTTTCTAATTCTGCTTTAGCTTCGGATTTTAATGCTGTTCCGTTTAGGCTAGTTCCGCCTTGAGGGCTTGCAATTTGATTAAACTTTTCACGGGCTTCACCTAGCATTAGCTTACATGAAGCTAAACTATAGTCCTTTAACCATTGATTTGCAAAGGGGTCTTGCATAAGGTTAAAGTCGGGTCGATAGTTGTATACCCATAATAATACTTCTTCTTCGCTTCTTGGGCGTTGCATTAGGGTAAGTTTTTTAGTAGTTCTGTTAAAAGTGAAATTAATTTCACTACCGAACATTTTGCCTACCTGTTTTTGATAGCTTGCAAAGGCATAATAAGTAGCTAGGCCACCCATGTTCGTTGCGGTTAAAAGGTATGTATTAGAATAAGCAAGGTTAAATGGCTCAAATAACGTTCCGCCCTGTCCACCGCCAGACCTAGAGCCGATTGAGCGACGGAAAATTTGACGAACATTCATCACTTCTGTAGGTAAAGTGTAATCATTCCTATCAACTTCTATGGTTAAAAACGCATAGCTTTCTTCTACAGCATTGCTACTACGTTGTCTAAACTTGTTTAAAGCACGATCAATAGCAGTATTGTAGTGGACAGGATCTAGCTCTACATCAATCATGCCATCACCTAGCATAGTTTTGCAGTAGTCTACGATTTTTTGGCGTTCGTTTTCGTTCTCAGTCATAACAATATTTAGCTATAAATACAAGACTATGCCACGCTTATCTCTTTACCGCCCAGAAAAAGGCAACGATTTCCGCTTTTTAGATCGTGCAATTAACGAACAGTTCCAAGTCGGAGGAACTGACATCTACTTGCACAAATATCTAGGACCAGTAAATCCTGCTGAAGGAGAAGCAACTCCTACAACCCCTACAAACACAACCGATATTCCTGAACTAGGAATACAAGATCTATTATTCATGGAAAATAGAGATCGACATTATTCTTCGGATGTATATGTTGTTCGTGGTATCTATACATTGCAAGATATTGATTTTAATCTAAGTCAATTTGGATTGTTTTTACAAAACGATAATATTATGATTACTTTCCATTTGCGTTCTAGTTTTGATGCAATTGGAAGAAAGATCATGGCAGGTGACGTTATAGAATTGCCGCATCAAAAAGATGAGTATGCGTTAGACGATAAATCTGTTGCATTAAAAAGATTTTATGTAGTTAGTGAAGTTACTAGACCTGCTAGCGGATACAGCCAAACATGGTATCCCCACCTTATTAGAGCAAAATGTCAGCCTCTAGTTGATACACAAGAATTTAAAGAAATTCTTGATAAGGAAAGTGGAGCAGATGACGGTAGTAGCATTAGAGACCTACTATCTACATATCAAAAGAATATAGAAGTTAACGATCAAATTATTGCACAGGCATTAAGCGATGTAGAAAAAAGTGGTTATAAAACTAATCAATTTTATGTAATACCAAAAGGAGAAAACGGCCTTGCTACTGTAGCCGACGTAAGTAACACAGATGACGATGTAAGCATAGACAATGACTCATTAGATGCCAGTGCAGTTCTTTCAACACCTAATGGAAATTATTACCTAGGTTATCTAACTGGTGATGGCCTGCCACCGAACGGTGCACCTTATGGATTTGGTATTGCATTTCCCTCTACTCCTGTCAAAGGGCAGTATTTTTTAAGAACAGATTACTTACCTAATAGACTATTTAGATACGATGGAAGACATTGGATCAAGTATGAAGACAATGTTAGAATGACTACTAGCATGTTAGGATTTACACAAACTGAAAATTCAACTTTGGTTAGAGAAAAACTCAAATCTAGCTTTGTTAATAATACTACAACAAACATTATAGCAGGTGAAGTTGTTCCAGAACGTCAAGCATTAAGTAAAGCATTAAAAGCAAAAGCGGACAATTAATATGGATTATTTTTACGACGGTCAATTAAGACGATATGTTACTCAATTTATGCAGGTATTGAGTAACTTTAGCTACAAAGATGCTAAAGGACAATTAGTTCAAGTGCCTGTTCGCTATGGAGACATGTCTCGACAAGTTGCTCAAATTTTAAAGAAAAACAGTGAGAATACAATCCCTAGTGCTCCTTTTATTGCTTGTTATATTAAAGATTTAAAATTTAATAATGCTCGATTACAAGACCCCACATTTGTTAGCAAAATTAATATTAGAGAACGAGCGTTTGATGAAAGCGGTCAAGAATATCTCAATACTCAAGGCAGCAATTACACAGTAGAACGAATTATGCCTACACCATATGATCTAATAATGTCTGCAGACATATGGACAACTAATACTGAAATGAAGTTGCAGTTGTGGGAACAGATTGTTGTGTTCTTTAATCCTAGCTTTGAAATTCAAACTACCGATAACTACATTGACTGGACAAGTCTTAGCACTATAACATTAGAAAGTCAAACTTGGAGTTCTCGAACAGTTCCTCAAGGTGTAACTGAAGATATCGATATATTAAACATGACATTCCATATACCAATATGGATTACTCCTCCTGCTAAGGTTAAGAAACTAGGTGTAATTACTAAAATTATTTCTAATGTGTTTAGTGCGGCACAGGGAACTATCAGCACCGAATATAACTTAACAGGCGGTGCTGAATTGTTTAGTGAAATTTCTCCCGATGCTGTTATTACTATAACTCCTGGCAATTTTGATTTGCTAGTTTTAAACAATACTGCAAAACTGATTAAATCAAACGGATTAGGTGAAGATATTGATATATCTAATCCTAAAAACATTGCATCCTGGATGAAAATACTAGATCTTTATCCTGGAAAATTTAGAGCAGGCCTAAGCCAATTGCGATTTGCACAACCTGATGGTAATGAGGTGATTGCCTATATTAGCCTAGATCCTAGTGACGATTTTAGTATGCTATTGAACATCGACCCAGACACTGTTCCTAGTAACACTATTATACAAGGTCGAGGCACGGTTGATGCGGTGATTAATCCTCAAACATTTAATCCTTCAAGTGTGGCTGCTGGAACACGATACTTAATTTTAGAAGATATAAACATTAATAGCGGATATAACACTCCCGGGTATTCGGGTCCTGCTGCTTGGAAGAATGCAGACGGGTCTGATTTCCAGGCTTATGCAAATGACATTATAGAATGGAACGGTAATTCTTGGATCATTATGTTCGATTCTTCAGCTAGCACTAATGTAGTTTACATAACTAATTCATATACAGGAACACAATATAAATGGGACCAAGGATCGTGGTCAAAGACCTATGAAGGAGTGTATGATTCAAAGTTATGGAGACTAGTTCTTTAAATCAAATAGTATGTAGTGGCGGCTTATTTTTAGCCAAAGACACTCATAGGTTCTTATTTTTACTTAGAACACAGGGGAAGACTGCTGGAACATGGGGATTTGTCGGCGGCAAAAAAGAACCCAGTGACCTAACTGCGTTTCAAGCATTAAAAAGAGAAATAGAAGAAGAAGTAGGTAAAATTGATCATATATCTAAAATTGTTCCATTAGAATTATTCACAAGTAATGATCAAAATTTTGAATATAATACCTATGTTGTTATTGTAGAAAACGAATTTATACCTAAATTAAATTCAGAACATTCTGGATATGCTTGGTGTGAGTATAATTCATGGCCCAAACCCTTGCATCAAGCCGTAAAAAATAGCCTTAACAACAAAGTCATTAAGGCTAAACTTGAAATTTTATTAGATTTAATTTAATTCAATGTCTTCTGGTCCAAATCCGTAAGTTCCTAGATGTCGTAATTCTTGACTAAGGACGGTATCTACTTTTACAGTATATCCCAAAGCTGCTATCTTTTGGCAAAGATACATGTCTTCTCCGAGAAAGTCATTTGAAGCTGGGGTATATTGAAAGTCAAACCAAGGTTTAGATAATTCAGTAAAGATTTTAGTCTTCATCATCATACATCCCATGCCTATACCTTCGACTGGGACTAGATCATCATAGACTTCAAAAGGTAGCGGGTTTTGCCAATCACCTATCTTTTCATATGCAACACCTTTAGCCGGTCGTTGCCTTCTAACATAGTTAGCGGCTACTACTGGTTCATCATGCGACATTAACCTAGCCGCAGTAGTTGCAGGGAATACAATGTCACTGTCTAACCATAGTATATGCTCTGCTCCGAGATCAACGGCCATTTTTGCAAGACGTTCTCGTTGGGTTAGAAGAATAGTGCTTGCATCCATAAACACATGAGTGTCTATGCTATTCATGGTATTAAACTTTACCATTTCGGTCAAACTAAGAGCATGATGACTATGCAGTAGATCCCTAGTAGGAATACAAACTGCTAGTTTACCTTTTTTAGTCGACCATTGACTTGATGAGAATACTGAACCTTTTTTCATGCGCCTGCTACGTCTTTACTAAGTGTTTCACCTTTAATTACCAATCCTTGAACAGCATTGATTAAATCTTGGGTGCGTTTAGCACATAGTATAAAGTCATTAGGGCTTAATTTGCAAGCGGAAGTCATAGTTTCGAAGCTCAATTTTCCCGCCGTTAGAACTTCAATTGAACTAATTCTAGCAAGATTTTCTATGAACTGTTCTCTTGCTTCATCGTCAGTTTGGTCTACAAAATCAGCTAAATCGTCTTCGTCCATATCTTCTAAAAGATCTAGAAGAATTTCTAATTCTTGAGATTCGGCTATGGTTTTTTCAACCTTACTTTCTAATACATTGATTCTTTCGAAGAAATCAATTAAAGTTTTTGAATTAGATAATCTATCTGCCCAAATAATAGTATCAAGTTCCCATCTGCTTGGGCATTGTCTAATTTGAGGTAATACACTTTTTATTTGTTCTGTTTTCATTTTAATAGCTATAAGGTGTTGATCTGCCGCCGAAGGTCACAGTCAATGAAATTTGTGTTCCAGTTGACTGCAATACACCGTATACAGGATTAGCACCTAAAACAGAGCTTAATGAAATATTTTGTCCACCTGACGGAGCATTGCCTGCAGATCCTGGCGTTCTTGTTCCAGGTGGTGCAAAGGCCTGGTTAACTTGACCAAATGACATCTGCGCTCCTGTTCCTGGTAATATTGCCATAATCTACCTTGCGGCTCCTTTATTTACGAGTTAGATCTTGCAACTCTTGCAAAATCTGATTAATTTGTTTTTGTTGTTCTTTGATACATTCAATTAATAACGGAACTATCTTCTCATATTTAACCGCTTTGTATCCATTTTCTCTTGTAGCAACAACTTCTGGTAAAACTTTTTCAATTTCTTGAGCAATGACACCCACATCGTGCTTTCTTACATAGAATTCATCTTCACCGCCGCGCTCTTTTAAGTATGTATCTGTCCAATCAAACTCGACACCTCTAATCTGTTCTAGTCTTTCGATAGGATTTGAAATAATATGAACGTTTTCTTTTAATCGTTCATCGGATGTATAGTAAGCTGTAATTTCACCAGCTGCTCTAATTTCACCTGTTGAGCCGCCCGAGTATGTGCTTCCAACGTTTAAGATGGTAAAAGATGCTGTGCTCTGTTGCATGGCAACATCTCTAAACGTAGCATAGGCAGTAGCACTACCCCAAGTTTGTTGATATTGTCTAATGCCGAATGTATCTTTTCTAAATACAATAAAGTTATCAAGGCCACCAGTGCCGTCAGTATAAGACCTCATGTGCAGATAATCGCCATAAGGGCTAGTGTTGTTGTTATTGAATGCAGTAAAACCAAATCTTAGGGCGCCTGCGTTATCGTCACTAGGTGCTTTAATTCTATCATCTGAAGATGCCAGGTATGATGCATTACCAGATGTGAGGTTAGACTGTGCAGTCCATGCCGGTAATCCTGCTGATACTGTTAATATTGTGCCAGCGCTTCCAATAGCTAGCATAGCCGTAGAGCTTGTAGCACTCTGATAGGGTAAACTACCAGCGGCTCCGCCTACTAAACTAGTAGAAGTTGAGAACGACAATTGACTTGCTATGCTGCTCATCTATTTTTTCCTGTTTTCAATATTTATTGAATTCGCGCAGCAAATTAAGCCTGTGCTTCACTCCATCTTAGCAACGTATGTGCTACCGCAGTTCCACCTGTCGTTCTGACGTTAATTGCTAAAATGTCAGGACCGTTTGGATACATACCGTCACCGCCCAACGCACTGTTGGTTAATTCTTTTAGTGTATCTAACTCTAAACGATCGTTAACAGAACCGGTAGTTGTTGACGGAGCAGTAAACGCAAAAACTTGTTCACCGGCAACAGCACTTGATCCTGAACTCCACGTTACACTTGTAGCAACCTGTGCATAACTTGGCTGGCCGCCGACTGCTTCTGCGGACAGCGTAGACCAAGTTGCGGCACTAAAGTTTTTAGGATTTAAAATACCCTCAACAACAACCGCACCTAATGCGCCACCGCCACCGCTAACAGCAATACCCACTGCTTGTAGCAATAATTGGCTTCGATTTAATAGATCTTTTGCACCTAATGCTCCGATCTGACTGTTTTCAACGCTAGGTGCCAAACGAATTAAGAACATAGTGGTGTTACTAGTGCCAATAGACACTCCAGTTCTTTGATAGTTAAAGATATATCCTCGATCGCTATCATAACCACCGTCCATGATAACAGCACTACCCCAGTGGCTTAATGTTGGACTAGCTGTATTGCTGACTAAAAT